TGATTTATAAGATAATTATATCATACTTTGATGCGTTTGTAAACTGTTATTTTGTAACTATTCTACAAACATCGTGAGAAAGGAACATCTTACCTGGTATCTGAGATCTTGTCCAGTTTGATGCGTTAAACATTGATTGAGTGTCTACTATTAGATCAAAATCACATAGAATAAGATCGTCTGGGGTGATCGTTATGTGACCAGCGACAATGACATCTATTAGGTTTTTATGAAGATTCTTAGTCTGAAACTTACCCCATCGGTAACCATTAGATCTACTAACACCTGCTGGTTCTAATGTATCTGAAAGGTAACCGCGGCTATCGATAGTAGTAGCATCAATTGTGAATTCAGTACCTTCGAACTCGACTGTATTGTCATATGCAAAGGTATGAGGATCTGATGGATCCATCTTACCTGGTTCATAGTCTGATCTAGATCCAGGAACTGCCTTATCAATTGCATACTCAAGAGCGACTGACATTGCATTGCGGATTTGTGTTTCTCTATCTCTTACGTTATTGTTCTTTTTGACGTTGTTAACTATTTCCATTGCCTGATCGATACATTCTTCTGGTTTGACTACGATAGTTCCTGCTCGTTTAAAGCAATCATTAAGGTGTGCAATGAATCGTTCTAACTTAGGATCTAATTCCAATGTCGTATTACTCCTGCTATAATGAAGAAACATGTTAACCAATTGACTAATTGGAGAGTGATTCTAACGTATAGTCCTCTCTTGGCTAATCTTTGTGGTAGTACTGCTAGCTTAGGATCATCGTCGTCTGATTGACCGATTTCGTATCCTAAGCCTCGAGCTATTACTTTTTCTAAGTTACTATACATCTTTTCTTTTTTTGAGTTTTCTAATTAGTCTAAAAAGTGGACAACGATTGCATAAGTCAGTTCTAACACCTGCATCCTTCATTGCTATATAAACAAAAACAAAAGAAAGTACGAGGGTATATAACAGAACACCAGTAATCAAGATGTTGCATATTGCGCTTGACATAATATATTGCTCCTTGTTTAAAAATTGTTTCTAAATACGAACTCTATGGCTCGCTCTGCTTCTTTACTGATTGGACGTTTTGCGTACCATCCACCAGTATCTGTGTCCAAATCACGCATCAAATATTCAATCTCTTTGGCTGTGATTGGATAACCTTTAGCCATTGCGTTACCAGCTGTAGTTACCATCATAGTATATAATTTATGGTACCAGCCAGATCCATTAATGGTCTTAAACTCTTCAACCTGTTTCTTATTAATGAATGGACAATCTAAATATCCAGTCCAACTATAACTTGTATTTGTTAAGCTATTCTTCTTATGTTCTATTAAGCCTTTACGAATCGATTCTGGTAGTTTATCAAGGAAGGATTCTGCTGGCTTAACCCATTTGTGTTTTTCCATTATTACTCTAGGACACATAACCCTACCTTCATGAGTAAAGATAAAATTATGTGCACCTTCATACGAAGATGGAACATAGTACATACGAGACATATCTTTGGTTTGTACATCAGCTATTCCGCCGATTTCTTTATTCAATGCATACCAGAAATGCTTTATATCGTCATGGTCTATAACTTGGCTTATAGGGAATACCAATCTAAACTTGGGATGCTCTACTGTTGAAGATGCTGTTGAATAGCACACGTACTGATAGTCAGCATATGCTTGTTCAATATCTTTCATATCACCTTCATAGTCATCAACGTCGACAATAGCAAAGCCACCCCAATATTCAACGTTAGTATTTGATCTAGTAGTTCCTTCAGTATAAACAGCAGGAGAGATCAGTGGTGCATCCTTCTTAGTCTTATATTTTTTAGACTCAGACAACTTGTACAACATAGACTCAAACTCAACAAAGGAACGGAAGTCCATTTGCTTATGAGTCTTATTATCGTATATTGAATCAAATATTGTCAGTTGTATCATTTAAAAAGATCCATTTGTCCAGCTTGAACGCCGAAAACATCATTGAATAATCCACAATTGTCTAGGTGACTAGGAGCAGTCCAACCTTCGGGTTTAATAAGATCAGGTACACCTAGTGGATTAGGACGGGATGGTTTTTGACCGATCTCTTTAGATGTATTAGCCTTAAGGACTGCGTCCCATGCTTTATATGCATTAACATCAAATGCGTCTAATGTACCAATTGCAATTACAGCTAAATCAATAAGACCATCGACTAATTCGTCTGCATCACTTTCATCAAATGCTTTCCATGTTTCAGCTAATTCTTCATTTAAGAACTCAAGTCTAAACTTTAAGAATTCTTTTAGTTTAGTAGGGTTTTCTGATACCCATTTACGGGTATGGTATTTGCCCTGCATTTCAGCTACGTCTTGAACCCAATTCTTACTCATGATAAGATTATTCCACCGTTGTCAGGAACATGAATGCCAGTTGTTGCTTGGCGGTAATTATCAGCTAATGCCTTTGTAGGTTCTACAATGAAAACTACGTGGTTAGCTCGAATAGTAATATCCTCTTCAGTAAAAGGACAGTATGGAGCAAAACCAATACGACCTTCGCCAGCAGGCATAATTAAGATTGGTTCTTCTAGTGTAACATCACCAGCTTCATTAGTTGTTACTTTTGCTAGAATTTCTTCGCCAGAAAAGATTCTAACTAGTTTTGCGTTTGACATATTGTTATTTCCTTGATTAATATTTGTATATTATAACACATTTAGATTGATTTGTAAACTGTTTGTTACATAATTATGAAAAGAAATCACTAAGATCAGATCTTGGTTCGACTGACCAGCCGATTGCAGCCAATACTGGTTCGATTGGTTTGATAAAGGACTTATGGAACTGTAGATCATAGTTAACAAACTCATCTAAACCAAACTCTTTAGGAAGGTAATCAGAAAATGCGATTACGTCCTGTTTAGCTGGGTTTGGAAGTTTAAGAGCCACAAAGCGAATCTTATTACCACCTGCAATTGGTTGATATTGTCGATTTAGATTCAAATCATCGATCATTTTGTTGTGTGTTAGGCTAGCTCGTACGTGCTGAGGAGTCGACTTCTTATAAACAGTGTATGGATCTTTCCATTTATTAATATCAGTAACTCCACGAGGGAACGCGATTTCATTAGCTGGTAAAGTATTAAAATGAGACTTAAAGGTGGCAATAGCTTTCTGAGTTGTATCTTCATCACTTGCCAATATAAGCTTAAAGAGTTCAGTCAGAGCAACACGACATGGTGCTGGTGTAGAAGACTTAATAGCTTCGATACCCATAATCTTCATTTTAGGTTCAGCGTAACGAACACCTTCATTATCGTGTACGTTTAGTATATATCGCTTTTTAGCTGTCCAAATACCGCGATCAGCAATTACTTCACGATCCATTGCCATTCTGTTTTCATAACCACCAAGAGTACTGAATAACTCATCATATGCTTTAGCGAGAAGTGGTTCAATTACTTCTTTAGCAGCAGTATCAAGGAAGTTAACTGGATTCTTAGGTTTAACCTTATTGACTAATGGTCCAAGATTTACATAAACAGAATCTGTATCGATTGCTATTACATAATCTTCGGTATTTTCAGGTTTAAGAACATCATTCATCCATGAGTTGATTGCCTTTTCAGCCCATTGTATTGTTAATTGTCCAGTATATGTAATAGATTCGGCGATGCGCTGATCAAAGAATCTAAAGTACTTATTACCTAAAGCACCATATAAGGAGTTAAGTAAGATCTTAATAGCCATTTGACTATTTTCAGCTTTACTAATATCGCGTTCGATTCGGTATATTTCTTGTTTGTTTGCCTTATCAACATGCTGCAATTCCTGCTGCGAATCTAGCATTTGTCGTTTAACAAGAACACGTTCGTCGTACATACCACCGATAATAGATGGTAATACACCTTGCTTTTCAGTTTCAAAGTATTGACCAGAGGCAGCTAAAGACTTGCCACGATTATCGATTTCTTGTTCACGATTTAGAACTTTATTAAGATCAAATGGTACTGTTTCACCTTCAGATATTGTTTCAGGTGACATGTTATATTGCATAATGATTGATGGATATAGCGATGCTAAATCGAATGAGAGTACCCAGTCATGCATACCAACTTGTGGTTCTTTAACATAGCCGCCAGGATATGGCGTTTTGATCTTCTCATCAGCGAATGGCACTATAACATTATTAGCATGTAGTTCACGATATATGATAGTATCCCAGATTGAAGTAGTACCGAACGTTTCACCATAGTTAACACCAGCTTTATATGCAATAGTCATACAAAGCTGAATAAGACCCATTTTGTCTTCGAATCTACGAATAAGTTCTACATCTCGAATATTATAGTCAATGAACTTTTGGTGATCTTGTTTGTACAGCGTAAATAGATTACCATGCTCTTCGTATGATAGTTTCTTTTCGCCAAGCACTACACTCGCAATGTGATCTAGTTTATAGGATTCCTGTGCACCGTATGAATAACCAAACTTTTTAAATGCTTCAAGATAATCGACACTTATGATGCCAGTTATGTTAAATGTCATTTGGTTACGACCCATAATGGTAACATCTTTGCGGTCGACTTTATTCCATGGAGAAAATCGCTTTGCTGTATCTTCACCAAAAAGACGCAGCGTTCTGTTTAATAGATATGGAATATCAAAGAATTCACTATTCCAACCAGTTACAATATCAGGTGTATGAATTGGATTAGACCAAAAGTTAATGAAGTCCATCATCAATTCTGATTCAGTAGAAAACTGTTTGTATATTACACGATTGTCTTGCATATAGCTAGATTCTACGTCGAAGTCATCTAGACCCCATACATAGTAAGTGTTATCAATATTGTTAATTAAAGCAATAGAGATAACTTCACGAGCAGCTTCTTCTGGATGGGGAAAACCATCATCAGAAGCAACCTCGATATCGATAGCTGTTATGTTAATAAGGCTTGGATCGAATTCGATATTACCAGGAAACTTTTCATTTAAGTAAGTAGCAACGTGTCGATCATTACCGAAGATATGTCTACCAACAACACCACGATTAGTTTCAACCCAATCTTTAGCATCACGCATAGAATCCATTTGCAAAGGAGCAACAGGAGTGCCGTCTAGAGCGTGCCAATTTGTTGGCTTATTAGTAGATACAAAGTAAGTAGGACAGTATTTGATTTTGCGTTGAACACGCTTACCATCCTGGTATCCGCGATATAGTAGTTGATTACCATACCGGGATACCGAAGTGTAAAATTCAGACATATATAAAACTCATATCAATTAAAGAACGTATATTATATAACAATTATGCTTCGGTGTAAACTGTTTTAAACTCACCTTCAGCATGAATTAATGTCATAGTCTTATTTGGTTCTGCATTAAACATAATCTCTTGCAATTGGTTTTCGAGAACTGTTTGTAATCCTCTAGCTCCAGTCTTACGTGTGATAGCGATATCAGCGACTGCTTCTAAGGCTGTCTTATCAAACTTAAGAACTGATTCGTCCATTGCAACAAGTTCTGCATATTGCTTAGTGATTGCGTTCTTTGGCTCGGTTAAGATAGATACTAAAGCACTTCGATCTAATTCTTGTAATGTAGCAACTACAGGAATTCGACCAACGAACTCAGGAATCAGACCGAACTTGACAATATCATCTGCACTTACATTAGAGATATTCTCAGTTAACGATTTATCTTCACCTTTTGATACATTAGCATGGAATCCAATACCAGCTCCAGCTGCATTTTCACGTTTAGCTACAATCTTATCGATTCCAGCGAACGCACCACCAACGATGAACAATATGTTCTTAGTATCAATAGTAACTACTTCATCAGCAGGACTTTTGCGACCAGGTTTGACTTTAACGTTTGCAGTAGTACCTTCAACTAGTTTAAGTAAAGCTTGCTGAACACCTTCACCTGAAACATCGCGACCACCGTTAACGCCAGACTTAGCACATATCTTGTCGATCTCATCGATGTATACGATACCGTGTTCAGCTTTTTGAAGGTCGCCATCAGCAGATGAAAGTAACTTAGTAAGAATACTCTCAACATCATCACCAACATAACCAGCTTCAGTTAATGAAGTAGCGTCAGCGATTGCTAATGGAACAGAAAGTTGTTTAGCTAATGTTTGAGCGAATAAAGTCTTACCACTACCTGTAGGACCAATCAACATGATATTGCTTTTAGGTAACTCAACATCAGTTTTCTTGTTATTGATTCGTTTGAAGTGACTATACACTGCGACAGCCAAAGCTTTTTTAGCCGAATCTTGACCAATGATATAATCATTTAGTTCTTTTACGATTTCTTTAGGACGAGGAAACACGACTGGTTTTCCAGTTGTTTCGAATTGAGTAACATCATCTGAGTTGGGATGTTCAAAGCTAGTGACTGTGCCATCGTCTGCTAAAGTACTTGCCATCGAGTATAGATTAAGAATATCTTCTAATGATAGATCTTCTTCTCCCTCTGTACCGATCGGCGGTTGCTTTGATGTGCTGTTACTTTGTTTTAAAGAAGTCATTTTTTGTTGGTATGACACCTCATCGTCAGACATTGCTTTGGCCATATCGATACAACCATTACATATAAACCCAGTAGGCACTTCGATCATTGCTTCTACTTTGTCCTTACTTAGACCACAGCATGAACATTGAATATTATTGCTACCACCACTCCAGTAGCCACTGCCATTACCATAATTTGTACTCATAGATTACTACCTCTTAGGTTTTTCGTTTTGATAATACTATTATAACACAATATGTCACTAATGTAAACTGTTATTATTAACTATTTCCGATGTTGTATTTAGACTTCAGTGTCCATTCTGACTTGTCCTTGTGAGGTATGATCTTAATTTGTCTAAGAGGAGCAACATTAGTAGCTAACTGCGGCTCGTTAATATTGATCAGACCCCAATCACCTAAGAGAGTAGCAATAGTGTTACGTCGCTGTACGTCATTTTCAATTAAATTAGATGGCTTACCGTCTAATAGAAAAAGCTCTTTAAAGTGAACAATGAAGTATCTCCCCTGCTTATGTAGTATATGGCATGACTGTATAATTGTTTTGTCTTTAGTCGCTACGCCAATACGAGTAAGAGTTTCTCTAATTTTTAGAAAATCATCTGGTTCGTTGATTGTAACCTCAAGCATATCGCTTGGTGACCATGTGTTTACTTCGTTATTTCCGTCCACTTTTTCCACCTTTATTCAATTTAAGTTTTAATTGATCTAATTGTTCATCATTTAAGAGTGGTAAGATAGCTTTAGCTTTTTCATTACTATAGCCATAATATTCCTTTACTACTTCTAAGTCCGTTACCTTCTCTGCCTTTGCCCATTTTGAAAAACGTTTTCTCTTACGAATACTAGATTGAAGAAAATCAAACTGCATACGTTTATCTATATGATTATGAAGGTTCATCTCGTTAGCATAAAGTACAGTGTCAACGAAATATGACAGTCCACGATTTATTAAAAATGCATTGTACTTTGATTCAGCCACGTCATCAACCATGACATCTTCTTTAGTCGCGTTGATTGCATTTAAGTAGTCAAATGGATTCATTGCATAGACTCATAGTTTTCAATTGCAATCCAAGCATCTGATTCTAGCTCATATAGTCCAAGATCTTCAGCAACGGTGCCTAAAGGAGAAATAATTACAGCACGAAAGCATATAATATCGTCTTCGTAATGTGTTGCCCAAACATCTGAGTTGCTTAATGTGTTTTCCATGATATATCCTATTAAGTTAATGCTGCAATTCGTAAAACGTCAAGTGCGATATCGTATCGTGGGTCATGTAATACAACATCTGATTCTTTTACCGATGGTGGCATGAATGTGTTTCTAATGTTAGATCCATAAGACATACCTTCGATTAGTGATCTAGTGTCTCTGATGGTCCACCATGGATAAGGTTCGGCGGCATCAATATCTCTACATACCTGCGAAGTGAAGATAGGGTCGAATGTATTACCTCTCGTGTAAACGCGTTCAGGTGGAACGTTCATCATGCGCTGAAACATATTAGGTAGCTCTTCAATAGATACATCATCTTCAGAAGGATCGAGTACAGCTTGAGCCGATTTAGACTGCTTTGACCACCATTCGACTGTGCCTGGGCAAACTACTTTATTGTATTTAGTAATCTGTTCAGCAACATCAAATTTATACATACTGCAATTAGATACTATGTCTTCAAGAGTAAGTTCACTAAGCTTCTGGTCATCAAATGCATAAAGAGCAATTGAAAGAATAGGTGCGGTATTAGGATTTTGACCTAATGTCTCATAATCGTATATTAAACATTGACTCATTTAAAGTTAACTCCAGCCATGATTTCTGTTAAGCAAGCTACGAAGTTAAGTTCAGCGTCTGCCACGAATGCGTTCTTGTATTGATAATCAGCTAAAATAAGAACTGTTTGAGGAATAGATGATGGTTCGATATATTCACCCATAGTATCATATATCTTTCTGAATAATGCTGTTGGTTCTTGGTCAATGTTATTAGCAACCCATTGTCGCATTTTCTTAAAGTCTTTGGCTTTTAAAGCAGACATAAGACCATCGAGAGATACGCTATTCAACGTTACTAATATACCAGAATCGATTGTACCAGAGACTGAATAGCGCTGAAGTTCATTTAAGACTCTACGCCAATCTGGACAATATTGCATAATGAGTTCAGCTAGAACTTGCTTGTCGTATTTAACGTTTTCGTTATCTAATATGTTTTCAGCTCTATTCATAAACTTAGCCATAAGACCAGGCATATCTTTCTTGCTTAAACTAAACTCGACAGTCGAGCATCGAGAATGTAATGGCTCGATGATTCTGTTCTTATAGTTGCATGTTAGAATAAAACGACAGTTAGAAGAGAATTCTTCAATAAAGCCACGAAGGGCAGGTTGAGTAGATTGAGCATTGAGATAATCAGCTTCATCTAATATGACTACTTTATAACCACCTTGTAACGAGATAGACGAAGCAAAGTGTTTGATTTTAGTACGAAGAGTATCAATGTTACCTTCTTCAGAGCCATTGACTATTAAATAATCAAGTTCTAATTCGTTACAAAGTGCTTTAGCGATTGTAGTCTTACCAACACCAGCAGTACCAGTAAATAGAAGGTTTGGGATTTCGCCAGATTTGACGATTTCAAGAAAGGTTGTTTTAAGTTGCTTTGGTAAAATAGCATCAGATACTTTAGCTGGTCGATACTTCTCGACCCATAGAAATTCATTTGACATAATATAACCTTTTCAATTCAAGATATGATAATTATATAATAAGGGGCAATAAATGTAAACTGTTATTATTAACAATCTAGCTCTACTACTTTCGACCACTTAAATGATCTCCAACCTTTTGCGTTTACGTCAAATACAGCAATCGCGTCAGACTGAGTTGTTCTTTTTTCAGGTGGTGTATCATATCCATGCTCGGCTAATATTGCTGGATTTAACGTAGAATCCATTACTCTTTGATCGCCGTTAACTTTATTAAAGGTAACCTTAACAATACCTTTTTCTAATGCTAAATACAGTCGTTGTAATGGTACCGATAGTTCTGCTACTTCTTGCATGTTGTCGTTGCTCATTATAAATTACCGTTAATTGTTCTTTTGTTAAGTTCATCAATATAGTCAACTTTCTTGTCGATTAAAACTATATTCTTTTCTAGACAGTCTTTTACCTTTTTGTCTGAAATGCCCTTTGCGTTTACTTCCATATGATGAATATCACGACGGATATCGGTTAGCATACTTGCTAATTCTCTTCTGTAAACACCATCACTGTTAATCTTGCTTTTGTACTCTGAGGAACCAGCGCTATACGCAAAGAACCCCATGAGTAACAACACTAAGACTATTATAGACATAACGAAGTATGTTTCCATTATAGCGCAACTCCATCTGATGCTTCACCGAAGGTTGAGCTCTTTTCCAATGCAATAAAGTATTCAATACCAGTTGAAGCAGTCCACTTAGAGATCAATTTCTTACTAATCTCAATATCGTAATCAGCAGTCATTAGCTTAAGATTAGGAATATTAACAACAAAGTTAAACTCTTCTGTCGTACTACGGCCAGTATCGTAATCAAAGGTATTAGCAGATGAATCTTTGGTATCTAATACTCGAAGGGTTACTTTACCATCTTGACCAATGATTGATAACTCAGTATGGCCAAGAACTGCGGCTGCTTTACGAATAGCACCAAGATCTGTATCAGATAACGATAGCTTGACGTCAGAAGAAGGCATGGTGATGTCTTTCTGAGGAGCAGTTAGGATTGAAGGATCCGAAAAGAAGTATCGGATTTTTGAACTACCACCAATGCTAGAAATAATAGCAGAGTTTTGATCAAATTCAATCTGTGGAGATGCTACTAAGTTTAGAACTGAAAGAAATTCATTCAAGTCGTAGATACCCATTTCAGAAGGAAAGTCTTCTGCGATAGTGGCTGAAGCAAGGATATTCTTAGCTTCGGCGATAGTTTTGACTACGCCACCTGGACGTAATACTACGTTTGGGTTAATTGTTGCAAAGTTTCTAAGAACTGCTATTGTCTGATCTGAAATGCTAATGCTCATTATAAAGTTACCTATTAGTTTAGTGTTATATATTATAACATATTTTGGGTTAAATGTAAACTACTTTTCAAAGTTATCATCGTGAATACTTAATGCGATTAAAGCATAATGTAATATCTTTAATAGATCTTTACGGTTATGACCTTCTTTCTTACCATATCGCTGAGTGTACTTGAGGACATTGCCTAATGTAAACCCTAAGCCATGGTCGCAATCAATGATGAACTCAGTTGATTGGAATTTATTCTTAGAGTAATGACCACTATAGGTTGAATCAATATAGTCTTTAAACTCTGCAATTAGTGGACCTTCGTTAAACTTATATGGTACTCGTACGAGATCGCGGTCGGGAAAGGTGTCATATGAAGCGCCAGTAGATTTAAAGAATTCATCCCAACCGAGCTTATCGCGAAGTTCAGAAGTATTATAAGTCAACTCACCTATGCCATCCATAACTGGAAAACCAGGATCATCTTCTGGATTCGCTAATGTTTTTGCCATTGCCTGATTTGCAACTTGTACTACTTCGTTTTCTAAAGTTAACGCCCATTTGCGATCAGCGTTATGCTGTTCACTTGCTTCATCCCATTCTTTTGGGCTAGCATCATTTAACGTCTTTCTCTTATCAGTCATAACTGACTCCTATATAATAATTAATTGTTTCTAGAACGGGGCTTCGCTATCAGCGAATGGGATAACAATTTCCTCTTCACCAGTTGTTTCCATATTAGCGTCAGCATCGATCTTAGTGTACAAATCTAAGAATGCTTCGCGGGTATCGTCATCAAATCTAGCGATACACAAATCGATAGACTTTGCTCTATCTTTAAAGATAGAATAGGTTTTTGCAATATGACATAATCGTCGAGTAGAGATAAGTTCATCAACACCGTCATCTTGAAATGTCTTACGAATAATTTCGCTCCAAATAACTAGCTTATCAGCAAACTCTTCGTCAGTATGTCCAAATGTGTCCATATGTTTGATCAAAATCTTCTTTTCAGTTGCTTTAGATGGATACTCTTGATCAATAGTAATAGTGAATCGTTCTAAGAACGCATCATCAATAACAGTGGCAGCAACGAATCGACCATCTTCTGAACCTTTGCCTTTAGTATTAGCTGTCGCGATAATAGTAAAACCATCAGCTGGTTGGATCAATTCGCCTGTCTTTTTAATCAAGACTGGCTTACCTTCTAAGACTCCCTGTAGACACATAATCTTATTAGTTGCTCGATCAATCTCATCAAGGAGAAGCACTGAACCTGACTCCATAGCCTTGATTACTGGACCTTTAGCAAATACAGTTTCACCAGCAACTAAACGAAATCCACCGATTAAATCGTCTTCATCAGTCTCTGGATTAATTTGTACTCGTAAGCATTCTCTCTTAGCTTTAGCGCAAGCTTGTTCTACCATAAATGTTTTACCATTACCAGATAGACCAGATATGAATGTAGGAAAGAACATTTCAGTTTTAATAATAGACAACACATCTTTAAATGCACCAAATGGTACATAGTTGCTATCTACTTGAGCAATGTTCACAGTATTTGAAGATACAGAACTAACCATTCTCATCACATTTTGAGTCTGGACTTCTGATGCTGGTGATACAACATCAGACGTTGAATTAGATACTACAGCGTTCTGACTTTTACCATCAGATGTTGAAAATAAACTTGACAAGCTGTAAGTACCCTTTCGGACGCGCAGTTCAGAGCAACAGATTGGACCCCAATCTTTACCACCAAGTCCCATATCATGCGCACATTGTTCAATTATACCTTTACGAAATTCTAATTGATCTGGATAGCGAGATTGTAGCTCATTAACAATAGCTTGACTGCTTGATGATAGTACCATAATGTAGTTTCTCATTTCATTTTAAGATAGGGTAATTATAACACAAAACCGAAGCTTTGTAAACGATTATTTGCATTATTTTTTGTAAATATTAACATATGGCTCTGGCGAAGCTTTCTAATAGTACTTTGTTTGTTTTCTTACCCTTTGCATACTTTCCAAAGGCATTTTTGATCTGGCCTGGCTTTGCATCTGTCTCTACCTCAAAGTTTGATTCTACTGATAACGCGGTTCCACTTTTCACTATGAAGTAGTTATCATAACCGTAGCACTTAGTAATAGTTACGCATTTCTTCTTGTTATACTCCTTAGATGCTTTCTTCTTAATTTGATCATTAGTACCATGATCCCATGATAGTTTAGAATCTTTACTATGCATAGCACCAACAACACGGTAGTTAAAATTACTACTACCAGTTGAAACAAAGAATCCTAAGGATTCGATTCCAATTTGTGTTTTAATTGATTCTAAGATCTTAGTTGTTAGTTTTCTGTCTTTAATAGAAGCAAAGATCGATTGTCTAGGACCACGAGTTGTAACATCACCATATGTTTTAATTTCATCACTTCCGACTTTAAGTATTATATCAGTGCTGTTATATTTCTGTGCAATCGTTGCTGCTGTTTCTGCTGAAGAATTATCATCTCGATCATAACACCACATTGAGCTAAGCTGAGCAGCGTCGCCGTCACATAATGTAACCAATGTTAGTTTCTGTATTCTGTGTTTAGCTTTAAAATTAATCATAAGGCTTCTAGAAGCCATAAGAGCTTGGTTAAACGGAGTAGCACCAAGACTTTCCTTGTGTGGAACTATAGAATTAGCAATGTATCTTAGTTCTCTTACTTTGTGTATAAGACCCGAAGTATCAGCCTCAGCCTTATCATGTGTAGTATAGGTATAAACTACACCCTTATATGCAATATATTCAAGTGCAGAGGCCATGTCTTTAGAGTTAAGATCTGAACTTGCTAATTCGACTAAAGAACATGACATAGTATCAGGACTTAATACTGATACTTCATGGCGCTCTGTGTCATTACCAGTTGTAAATCCGTATAGTTTAAAAGGAATATTAGTTGCTCGACAAAAGCAAATTAGAGTTAATGTTTGTTCAATAACCTCAGATAGTATTTGCTGCATTGAACCAGATAGATCTAAAAGCATAAACAAGCCATGATTCTTAGCATCTGCCTTTATGTTTAATGACGAGAATATGTCCTCGTTATATCGATATGAAAACAACTTATTAACGTCAAGGGTTCCTCTATTAGCAGTCGCTGATCGCTGATATTCATATGCTGCTTTTCGTGCTTCAAATTCCCTAACCGCAGGTTGCACATTCTTATTATATTCTTTAAGTTTAGTCTTCGTGTATTGCTTCAAACATGACTTTATCTCTGTAACTCTGAATGGCTTATTAGCGTTAGCTTCTTGTTCAAGTCGAGCCTGTTTAATTTCAGAATATGGTACTATGATTTTAGTTAAATCGTTTTTGTTATAGTCTTCGAAGGCAAATATCATGTTGCCTGCTTTGTCGGTATTTATAAATTTGTCTTCATTATTTCTAAAATTAGCGTCTGTTAACGACTCATATGATTTCTCTTCTCCATCTAAGTCACCGTAACCAGTTGTTGAACCATCTGTCCCATTTGAACCAACTTGACCTTGACCTTGACCTTCGCGTTCGTCGACGCTCATTCCCTGACTGTCGCCATCATCTTCATTTTCTTGTTCTTCTTCAGGTTGACTTTCTCCAGAATCATCTGAATCTTGATCCTTATCTTGATCGCTATCGCCTTCTTGTTG